CTTGAATTGAACGATTTTTCGGATTACCCTTTTCTTTTTGTATTTTTATAATATCTAAAGCTTGTCTTATTTGTTGAATTTTTTCATCTTGTTCAGGTGTTTGGGTTTGTTGTCCTTGACCCTGTAATGGCGCTTGTTCTTGTTCAGCTTGATGTTGATATAACATCTGCATATTTTGTTCTATAGTTGGGTTAATCCAACGTGGATCTTGTGATTGTGTTTCTTGATTAATTTCTGTATCCATAAGCTCAACATCATCATCTGTCTGTTGAAGAATATTTTTACGGATCCAATGATGAGAAATATATTTACCTGCCATATCTTGAAAATTACGAGCAAGATTAATACGCGCTTCCGCTATTTCATTATTCTTTAGTTCTGTAAAATAATTGTCTTTAGCAAAATCAAAGTTTACATTGTGTACAATTTGAGCCCAATCTTCTGGTGTCATTATACCTTTAAGAACTAGTTGTTTTTCTAACATCTTAATGAATAGTTGAGAAAATCTATGTCTTAAACGAATAATAAATCTACCAAATTTTAATTCATCACGAGTTATTTCAGTAGCTCTTCCAATAGAAAAAAGCGCATCAGAATTTAAACGACTAACTGGAACGTTAAGAGTTTGTAGAAATTTTTTCTGGAAATAAAGGACATCGTCCATTTGACCTAAAGTCTGACCACCAGGAAGAGTGGTTACTTCTGTACCTCTTCCTCCTTCGCGGCGTGGAAGCCAATAATCTTCCAACATAGTCATAAATTTTCGGTCATCTCGAATTTCTCCAGTAGAAGCATCATAGATAAGTCTATTTTTATGCTTAACCATAATATCTCTAAGGTATTGCTCAGCTTTCATTTTTGGTAAATTTCCAACATCAATATACCAAATACGACGTTCTGGTGCACGCGCGAGACGATAAATAACTAATGCATCTTCTAATGTACGTAACTGATTTAACGCCTTGATTGCTTTGTGTAAATAAGAAAGAACCATTGTACCTTGATTATCAGTTAAACCAGATACGACATGTAAAATAGAATCTTTAGCAATCTTAAGACCAGCTGTTGTTGGTCCTGTTATTTTATTACCATAACTAAAACCTTTATCGTTAAAAATGAAATATTCATTCATCGTTTTAGTTATAGAAGCATCACCGGTTGCAGAAACTGCATTAATACGTTTTTTTGCAACTTCTCTAACTTTACGTATTTTACGAGGATCAATATATCTTATTTCTTTGATCCCTTCTTTAGGATTTTTCTCATCCACAATAGTATGATAATATAAACGACCATCGATGTACCAACGGCGATATATATCATATGCATGTTTGTTGAAATCCATAATTTCTAAACAAGTTTTAAATTCGTCTCTAATAATTTTCTTAATATTTGGTGAAATATTCACCGCATCTAGATTAATATCTACAATTTTTTTATCATCTATAGAAATTGATTCGTTTACTATTTCATCAACAGCAGCATCGCATTCTGGTTGTAATGCCATTTCGCGATATTTCGTTACTAATTCAGCTTCTGTTCTTACTGTACCATCAAGATCAACATATGTACCAAAAGAACCACCAGCTGCAATAACAACTGCACCATCGTCTGATTCTTTCGGAGCAAACGATGGTAGCTGATCAACAGCTGTATTATTTTTTCTTTTTATTTCAAAACCGAATAGTTCTGCCATTTATTTCTCCAAATAAGGGGAGAACTTTTTCTCCCCGTTCATTATATCGATTTTAATTATTATTCTGGATTAAGACCATTTGCGACTGCTTTGTCACCATATGTATTAATACCACCAGCCTTCTTACTTGAAGTTTCTTTAGATGGGAACCAGTAATCATAAGCGAATGTTACAGGAAATGTTTCTAATGTATTTTGTGAATCCCAATCTAATGCAATACCACCAATAGTAGTTGGAAAAGCACCAACAAAAGTATAAGCTCTTAACTCTTCACCATCCTTAGCGTATTGAATAACATTAAGATCTGTTTTATATTGTTCTGAATTAATTATTGGATCACGAACATTAGAAACTAATCTGTTTAATGCATTTGACCAAGTTTCAAACAATGAGCGAACAGCGAAATCTTCATCGTTCATAACATTTACTTGCCAATCGTTGAAATTACGATCGCCAGCAAGTTTTATTTTGCGACCAAAATATGGTACATCAAAACTTGTTACTGTAGATTCTGGAAGTTCTGCTGTTCTACAAACAAATTCGAACTTTCTAACTGAAACCGAATCTATACCAATGCCAGTTGGAACTTGAAGTTCTACTTTGAATAGAGATGGTCTAGCACCACCATATACTAGACCTTCTGATTTAAACTTGTTGATATTAAATGACATCTATTTTACTCCTTTTCGAGCTTTAATCTATTTATTAAAACTTGCCAACAACTTCACTGAACTGAACCCCTGTTGCAACAGCAACGAAGTTAAGTTGAATAAAGTTGATTGAACGAGCTGGCTTAATATAGATATCGCCAACAAATTGATTAGTATCAATAATTTGTGGTGTATTATTAGTTTCGTCACAAACTACCAAGAAATCAGTAATACCACGACGTCCCTGAACTAAACGAAGATAAGGATTAATCAAATTCTTAAATTGTGATCTTGTGAAAGTATCGTTAAATTCGAATAGAGAATACTTAGCAGCTGTTGATATAGCTTTTTCAAGCACAATAAACAAGCGACGAACATTGATTCTATCAAACGCTGATGGTTTAGCAAGGAGTGTCTTATCACCATAAAGAATAGTTCCTTGACCTGGAAATGTAACTACTGGGTTAATACCATTACTGTAAAGTATATCGCGTTCAGACTTACGTGGATTCCATGCAAGTTTAACAATATTCTTAATTTGACCACGATTATAACCAGCTGGAGAATACCAAGCGTCGTTAGTTTGATCAGTACGAGCGCACAAACCAGCAATATCACCATTCATAGGCACCCAACGATAAACATCGTTGTAACGATCATACATCTGTTTATAACCAGAATCAAGAACAGCATATGAAGTTGAACGAACAACGCCTCTATATGCTACTAGATTTGTTGCTTCTGTACCAAACGCATTATATGTTAAATATTTTGGTGGTGATATAAAGGCAACACAATCTTTTCTAATTTCACAAATATTATCAATAATATAATTTGCAAGCTGGAAATCAGATATTGATTCTCCATTTGGTCCAGAAGTATTACCTGCAAGAGGCTTACCCTGAATTACAAGAGAAATATCAACATCTTCAGCTGATGCAAATTTATTATAACCAGCAGCAATTACTGAAAATGCGCTAGTGTTTGCTTCATCATAACCATCAGCGCCATAAACGAATGACGCATTAAATGGTGCTAAGTAAGTAGAAGAAGCAATATTATCAGAATTAGCAGATGATGCTCCTGGTCTATCTTGTGTCCACCAAACATACGCAGAACTTTGGTTTATTATGTCTTTATAATAATTGCCTGTACCATCATTATTTTTAGCATCGGTAGCACGAGAAAGACCCTTATAAACTTCAAGGATAGTTCCTGGAGTGCCGGTGAAAGATCCCATATCATCAAC